AGTAACCTTTTACACTTCGTAAGGAGAATATTTAAATCAGTTTCTCGTTCTCTTTTTTGATTTCTCTCAATTTCAATTTGAATGTATCGCTTTTCACCACAATCATTAACCGTTTCGATTATACCTTGATCACTCAAAGATCTTTCCTTTCGAATAGGTTTCGGGGCAATGAGATCGACGACCGATTGTAGGAAACCGAACGGCATTTTTGGGGTGCGGGGGGTGGTTCAACTGGTGTGGTACAGTAAAGAACTTCTTCCCAGATCTTTCGTTGAACGTCTGGACAAAGTGGTTCAGTAGCTTGGATAAAGGCGATTCTAAGTTCGTCTGTAGCCAAACCGGGGATACCGAGTGGTACACTGGAACGAACAAATAGTTCGTTGATAGGAATTGTGTATTCGCTCATTGTTAGTTTTTTTGTACTTTTTTATTCCGACTTAGGTGTCTCATCATCACTTGGGTAGAGACAATTGTTCTTCCATTCTTCACGATCATACGCTATCTTCTGGAGTTCAATATCAAGCCATACGCGATAAGGGGCATCCCAAACGGCGCTCTTGACCCATTTGAGAACATTAGTCGTGTACTCTGGCCCCATGGAAATCATAGTCCTGCAGATAGCATGAACCCAATTGGATGATATCATTTTTTATTAATTTTAGTATCTATTTTTTTATACTCGTTAAAAACTCGAATACTATCTATAAACGTCACCGCAGCAAGAGTACCAGTAAACGCTATCGCCTTTGTTGCCATAGAAATCGGCATAATATAATCTCTAGTGATATTAGAAATGTCGCTGGATGACGTACCTAAAAAAGTTCAGTACATCGTTATAGATTCTGAATTTGTGAATGGCACGAACAATACATTCGCACTCGATCTCACTTTGGAGTCTAATACACACGTCGAGGATATGAGTAGGGTACTGGGAATCAAGATGGTAGATTTTTACATCACACAAGTTGGTGAATCAAACCCCAATAGTGATACTCATGCAAGTAATATAGCCAAGTTTGTAGATATCGTTTGTCCAGAAATTCCAAAAGTTGCTCAAATATTAGATGAACGACATGGACAAATTCTAGCAAGAGTTCCCCTGGAACGACATTTCAGTCATTCGTCACATACAGTTCTCCGTGATAAACAATGGAAACGTTTCCAGCAAAATACAAATTACTTCAATCCTATATCTATCAAAAAATTAAACTTCAACATCTATGAACAACAAGATGATGGAGATTATGTAACTCTTCAACCAGATGCTAAATGGTATATGATTCTTGAAATTACTACTGTGAACGTAAAAGAAAAACCGAAAGATAGAGAACTTCAAATCCTGAGAGCACTCGATAAGTTATTACAAAAAATCGACAGACTTAATCAGAATGTTGAAAGACTCCCCGATAAACCCCCAGACGAAAACCCTAAAAAGTTTTCGTTTGGTCTTTTAGTCGCCGTTTTGGTTTCAATATTAGGTGGATTTATATGGTGGGTAAATAAAACTTCTGCGTAAAAAGTATGGGTGGTAAAAAGGGTCGCAACAGTTTAAAATTTTCACTTTCATCTTCGTACGACGAAAATGACTATTATTTCGAGGGGGAGATGGATGGAATTGATCAGATTCCACAACCAAATGTAACACCAAAAAGTGAAAATCAAAAGAATTACAATAGAGCTTTGTACAGTATTAGTAAACAAATGGTATTTGCGATAGGTCCGGCGGGAACGGGTAAAACTATGTTAGCGTGTTACGCCGCCGTATCCGGATATAACGACAAGACCTTTAAAAAAATAGTTCTAACCCGACCAGTCGTTTCCGTTGAAGAAGATATAGGTTATCTCCCGGGAACTCTAGAAGAGAAGATGGACCCGTGGACCAGACCCATCATGGATGTTTTCAGTGAATTTTATAGTCAAAGTGATATCCAATATATGATCAAAGAGAAAATCATAGAGATATGTCCTTTGGCCTACATGCGTGGGAGAACGTTTAAGAACGCATTTGTGATCGCTGATGAAATGCAAAATAGTACCCCAAACCAAATGAAAATGTTACTCACACGTGTGGGTGAAGGTTGTAAAATGATAGTCACGGGTGACCCTAAACAGCATGATAGGAAATATGAAGATAATGGTCTTAAGGATATTTACACTCGACTAAATGGAAAGTATAATAAACGTATTGAATGTATAACATTTGATTTTGCAGATATTGAAAGAAGTCCCATCGTGCGGGATATTCTCGAAATTTATGGTGACAAGTAATATTAATATACAGATGGAAGTCGGTACAATCATGTCTATATTAGCATTATGTTCAGGTACACCCCTCGAACCTCTACCACTTTTGTATATTATGGCGTCGGCGAGGTGGGCATATGGTGCGGACAGATATCTAGATGGGAAGACTGAAGATACCCCAGAATCTATTGCTGCGGCTCTCTTAACAGCAAATCTGATATTATGGTATACAGATCAGTCTAAGTATATCGCACCAGAAATTCTATGTATTCTATTGTATCCATCATTCAAACGAAAATTACCCCTTCTTAAACCATTCTACGTTGGAACATTTTGGGCGGGAGCTATCAGTGTTGTACCGCATCTCATAGCTCACACAGATGTTATTGAAAATGAAACGATTGCGATGGGCCTTCTCGCATCGAGTGTATCAAATATGGCGGATATTGAAGATGTAGAAGATGACATTAAAAACGGAATTTATACAATTCCAACTCGTATAGGTATTTTACCAACAAAGGCATTATCGGCTGGTTTATTTATAGGATCTGTGTGTAAAAGTGGGATCAGATTACCACATGCATTACCTACTAGACAAGTTTATAGACCTCAATTTTCCTCATCACCTTTGTCTGTTTTTAGAGACTTTCCACTCTGATCCTCGAAAGCCTCATCCCCGTACAATTCTTCCAAAGTATGAAGAATACTTCGTGAGTCAGAAAGAGCTGCTTCATTCGAACGAAGCCTCCATTTTGCAATCATTTTCATTTTATGATGCGCCTTCTTGTACATGTCAACCTCTTTTTCCAACTTCTTGATTTTCAGTGTGTCCTCATTCACTTTGGGGCTATTCACCGCGTAAACCCTCCGTCTAACTCGATTAGGGTGTTGACGCCAGTGTTTTGGTTTATCTTCGTTTTGTACCGTGTTATAAATACGTGTGGATGCGATCATGTATTTATAATAGGGGTATTAACTTTAATTAACTTGTATATTTAGGCATCAGTCTTCTTCGCAGCGGGCTTGGCAGCGGGCTTCTTAGCGGGAGTCTTAGCGGCAGGGGCCTTAGCAGCTGGGGCCTTAGCGGCAGGGGTGGCCGGTCCCTGAGGACCAGGTGGGCCTGGGGGGCCGTGGGGACCAGTGGGACCGGGAGGACCGGGAGGACCCTGGGAACCCGCGCCACTACCACCTTGGTCAATAATCTTGAGGAGTAGGTCATAGAGACGAGTTTTGTCGAGACGGGTACGCTGCATTTCATCTTCGATTTCCTTGCGGAGGGACATGTTATTATATATAAAAGAAAGATTATCTTTATACCAAATGATCATTATTGGACCTCACATGAAAACGGGTATAGGACAGCACGCTCTGAAATATGTTAAACTCTTCTTACCCGATGGTCACTACTTCGAGTTAGGTAAACAACTTCCAGAGACTGATAATGCCCTGATATTTGTAATCCCAACACGGGATCAAATTGAATACATCAAGTATGCAAAAACTAGAGTAAAAAATCTAGCGTGTATGACTGTGTGTGAAACAGAAACTGTTCATGAAGATTATGGACTTATAATGAAGGAATTTAAACGTGTAGCAGTTCCAAGTGAATTTTGTAAGAATGTTTTATCGAAACAATTCCCGGAAAATGAATTTTATGTGATACACGCTCATATTCCTACACCAAAGGAAAAACCTTATACGTTTTATCATATCGGAAATATCATGGATCCCAGAAAGAAATTTAGAGATGTTATTCAGGCATTCGCGAGATTAAATGAACCAAATACACGTCTCGTAGTGAAAGCTACGTGTAATCAGTCTGTGCAGATTCAGTTTCCACGTGTTGAAGTTATAAATGATATGCTATCTGATGAAGAAATGGATACTCTTCATAATCGTTGTGATTGCTATGTGAATTTTTCTCATTCTGAAGGTGTGGGTATGGGAGCGGTCGAAGCTGCTATGAGGAACAAACCCGTTATTATAACCAGGTATGGGGGTGCTTCAGAGTATATAAAAACACCGTACACGATTGACTGTGAACTTCAAGAGTTGGAAAAGGATGATTTTCTCTTCAAAAAAGGCATGAAATGGGGAAACCCGAATTTCGACCAACTCTTGGAATTCATGAGACATGCGTATGACAATAGAGTTCGTCATATGGATCACGAACACACTCAAAATTTAGTAGGACGTGAGAACGTTTTACATGAGTTCATCCTGAATGTAATTGGTGGCGAGGACAATAAGACCGATGAGAATTGTACCGCTCATCAATGAGCCCTTTTGGGCAATTATGGTCATAACGAGATCATCTAGGGGCTGAAAACCGGTAGGTTTGGTAACAATACGAGGGATGATAACGCTGATAGTGATGTAAAGAGCCATTGCTATTATTACAGGTCTAAGACTTTCTTGGTCTAACATTTATAGTA